ACATCTATAAAAGCAATGTCTTTACTAGCTCCTAGATCATAATGCACTATAACATATGGATTGTTTGTACTTATATTAGTTGTTGTAATTAAATTAGTTGCTGTGTCATCATCATTTGCATTTGCTGCCGTTCCGCCATTTGGCGCTGTTGCTGTAAGCGATGTAAGCCTTGTAACTTGCCTATGCAATCTTTCTATGAATTGCAATCCGTCGTCTCTTTTAAATCCACCTTGAGGCAACAATCTCACATTAGTCATTGTTTCTGCTGCTCCATAGTACCTATCTAAATCAGTACGACCCATCAACAAAGGATCAATTTCGCCAGATGTAAATTTAAATTGAGTCGTTTTTATAGGCATCTTAACTAATTCTTGCAGCTAATAAGTCATCAGCAGGTATTTGCAAAGTAGGCGTTTGCATACCATCTAATTTTTTTGCAACACCAAAAGCCCCTCCGTTATAATTATTAGCAGGACTTCCCCAAGCCTCTAGCTTTTTTTCAGCAACAATATTTGGATCATCTGTTATTGACCTAGCTATCTTTGCAGCCATTGCCTGCACTACAAATTCCACAAAATAAGCGGGGAAATTTTCTTCTATTACTTGTTGTTGATAATCAACATATATTTCTGTTTGATCTGCTTGTATTGTGTTTTCAAACCTTTCCCAGTTTGTAATAGGTATTGCGCCAACATTATCACTCTCATAAACAGCTCTTAATATTAGCATATCAGACGGTAGTTGATACGCATATTCCCATTTGTTTAAAGGGGCTGTTACTAATCTGGCAAGTTGCACTTTTGCTAAAGAAAACTTCCAAGGATGTAATGATAAAAGGTATTGAATGTATTCTGGATATATTAGGCCACAAGTTCTTGCTCTACTTGTATCATCAGTAAAACTGTTAATTGTATCTTCGCCTAATTCATTTAGTGCCTTTGAGCAAATATCAAATTTAGATACCATATTAATCCTTTAATATTGTTGTTCCGAATACATACGCTGTATATCCGTTTACACTTGACACATTACTATAATCCTCACCCTCAATTATATCACACAATTTTGTTTGATGTCTAGCAACTATTCTGTCATTGCCTTTATTTCCAAACCTTGGACAATCTTCTATGTTTTCTTGGGCTTCTTCTGCAAAAAAATATCCGTCTTCACCATTCATTGGCATACCTACTAAAATTATTTTTGTAAAACCCATCTTTCTCGCTACCTGAAGCGCATCTATACCACTTGTTGCACCTTTTTTTATATCGGTCCAGAAATAATCAGCAGTGTCATGCAAGTCTTGCCGATAATGTTTTGTTGTGTGCGTTTCTATGTCTTTATTAATAGAACGTGACACAAAGTAAGGTATTTGATCAGGATGAGCAGTAATTAATTTGTCACAATACAAACCTTGTACCGCCTCATTCACACCTATTGTAATAAAGTTACTATAAGTGCGTTGTATTCTTAAATAGTTTTTTAACAAACAAGGAGCTGAACCACAAATTACCGCAGTTAGCCCCTCATTTAAACCTGTATATACTTTTTGTACAGGAATCATATTCTTAATATATACAATATATATACTTTAAATATGTCGGACATATTAGTCTGAATCAGATGGTGTAGCTGTATTGATTACATTATATGTATCAACAACACCACTTGCATTTGATGCAACAATAAATTGCCCGAAAGCAGTTACAGATGTTGGAGTAGTTACATCATCAACAACTGTTACATCAATAATATCACCAACTTCTAGTTGATAATATACATCGTTAAAGTACCCAGCACCGTCAATAGTTGTAACACCATCAGTAGTTCTGTAAGAAAATCTAGCAGGTGCTAATCCTCTTGTAGAGTTAGAACCCATAGACGTAAAATTTGTAATAGAAAATGTCATGATTTACCTCTTAATTATGCTTCGTAAGTTAATACTTCGATAATACCTTCGGAATCAATACCAACTGCTCCAGCAGAGTAAAGTCCGTTAGTCAACCATGAAGTTTTTTCTGCAATGTAGTTCATTTCAGTTCTCATGTCGATACCAACAGCAAGACCAATTGCAGATTTATGATAAGCAAAGTTCTTTCTTAAGTTTCCAGTTAAAGCAATACCACCTTCGTCTCTATCTTCGATCATTACAAAGTTAAAGCCCAAAAGAGTATTTACCTCACCATTAACTAGAGCTTTGACAGACGCGTAATCAATTGAAGTTGATTTTTCCTCGCCTAGTAAATCCTCAAGTCCGTTTGCATTTATAACAAAAGTTCTGTCAGATGATGGAACACCAGCAGCGTCTAACAATCTTTTAGCTCTTCTTAATTTAGCAACGTTAAGTCCTGAATTAGTACCACCAACGTTTTCATCAACTTGAGTTGAGCTAGCTCCTGCATCAGCTGCATCTAAAATAATTTGATCTGCACGACGACCAATAGCACTAGAAATAGTAGTAACCAACTCTTTTCTCTCATCAAAGTTGATTTTTTGTAGGTCGTAAATATCAGAATATTCTGGTGCTTCCCAGTCTGTTAGAGTAGCAGTTGCATTAGAATGAGTTACATTCATCGGCACAACGTCACTTTGTGGAATTCTAGGTTGTGCTAAACCTTTTCCCAATTTAGGGAATCTGTGAGTAGAACCAACAACACCTGTTTTAGTTCTAACTGTGTTCATAAGCTTTGAAGCTCCTTGATACGCTTGTTTTACTTCTGCATCAAACTGAGCTATAAAAGCAGTAGATATGCTTGTAGACATAGTTTTATGTAAAAAATTAATAATGTTTATGAAATATCGCTACAGTGAGCTAAAGTGTTGCACAGGCCGTAAGGTATGCTGTGTCTTCTTTAGGATGTTACTTCGTAGTTTCCTACTACGCAAAGAACGCTTCATTTATAGGTGTTAGGCCACAAACTTAGCGTTCTTGTATTTTATGATTTTCGTTAAATGCTGTCAAGCTATATCTAGCCGTTCATGGCTTCGAAGTGAGCCTTAACTTTTGCATGTGCTGAGGCATCTCCTTTTTGATAAGCGTCTGATCTAATAATCTCGTCTACTTCGTCTCTTGATAAGATACCTTCTGGTACTGCGGTTTGTACTGGTATTGAAGGTTCGCCAGTTAATGCAGCAATCTTATTTAATACTACAACTGAGGCAGCATCAACCGCCATATTTTGAAATACTGGTAATTCATCTTTACTCAAAATACCTTTATTAACCATGCCTTGCCCCCAATTCACAACGCTTTGCAATACTCTTTTACCGTCTTTCCCAAGCTTTGCAATTTCTGCCTCTCTATATTCTGCATCCTGCGCTTCCTGCTCTTCTTCCGTCAACTCAGGGCCATTAAATGTCAACAAACCCTTTTCTTGCAAGCTAGGAATTAACTTTGAAACAAAAGTATTAAACTGATCTTTAGTAAGTCCAGATTCTAAAGCTGTCTCTTTTAGCATTTGAGACGCGTCTCCGTCTTCTGGCAATAGTTCCCCTAGATCTTCTGAGTAACTATATTCATTTGCTTCCTTTGGCGGTTTAAAACTGCTTTTTTGTGATAAAGCTTTTCTCAAATCCAACGCTTTCTTTTGTTCTGTTTGATAAGCCTTAATTAAATCATCCTGCTTTAGAGATTTATTTTCTTCGTCCCAGAAAGAATCGTCTAAACCCTCTGGCTTTACTACTTCTACAACCTCTTGTTCTTGCTGTTGCTCTTGCTGCTCGTCAACTTTTAGCTCTTCTTGCTCGGCTTCAACGCCTGCCATTAAATTTGATTCAGTCATATTAGTCCTTTAGTTTGGTTATTGATTCAATTCGATCTATAATAGATCTTACAATAGTATTTTGCCCCTCTCGTAAAAACGCCATGTGAACGCCAGTTTCCCCCATACTTGGTATCCATGCAGGCTGCTCTATTGTACATTTCTTTAAATGTGCTAAAACCTTTTTCCCTGCCTCTGAATTAAAACACTTTGCATAACATTTGTTTAAATCATCATATAGTGATTTTGCAGTTTCATTATGCAAGGCATCTGCTGCTTCCATATCATCCAAACCATAAGGTTTTTCCAAATTAGAATCTTGATTTGTCATATTTTAACTAATATAAAAAGTTTATGACCTTTTATCACAATTATTTTATATAACAAGTTTAAGCTTGTTGTTGCATTTCTGCTTGCTGCATTGCTTGAGCGGCTATGGCAGCTTGTTGTTTAAGCTCTTGTTTTTGCTCTTCAGTTCTTATTAAAGAAGGTGATACGCCTAGTTTATCAGCAATATAAGCCCCTATATCATCTATATTGAGAGTTAATTGGCTTAAATTGCCTGTAGGGTCTATGCCTTTTAATACTTGGTCTGTATTTACTATGGTGTTTACTTCCTCTAGTCCTTGTGCTTTTGCAAGTGGTGCCAATATTTGCGTTGTTACGTTAATATTATCAATCTTAATACCTTCACCGAAAGTAATAATATTTCTGTTTTCTAATACATGAATAACACGTTGTAATAACTTTTGTACAAACTCAAATATAAGTCGTCCAAACGCTGCGCCAGTATCTACTTGTAATTGCTTCATGCGCTCAACAATTTCTGTTGCTGATCTTACAGGGCCAGCATCAGGTGGCAATCTATCGTTAAGCATTAAAGTATTAATACGTTGCGTAAGATCTTCAAACATAAAAGCTTGTGCGTTAAAATCGCCAGTTCTAGGCAATGGAACAATAGAAGGGCCAGAAGGGCCTGCATTTCTTGCAACTGGAATCATTGCATTAGGTGCAATCCTAATTGTATTAGGATTGGTCACCCCGTCATCTGCAACAGTATAAACACCAAAGATATTCAACTGCGCTGATCTAATCATTAACTCTTTAGCTTTATTTAGCATTTTAAGGTCTGGCAATGCTTGTAATAATGGACCTCTACCAAATACTTCGCCTGCTACCTTAGACCAACGAACAATAATCCATGGGTTAACTTCATATTCCCTTTTAACAATCTTGTCATTTTTATAAATAACTTCGTATCTCCACAACTGATCTTTATCATCCCAATAGGTGGATTCTTCAAACTCTATTTCTTTTTCAGGGTTGTCTTGTATGCAATCAGATAAATCACTAGTTAATTTAGCATCTGGAAAAGTTGCCATAATGCCTCTAGCTGCTACTTTATGATCTCTGTATATCCCAGATATTTGACCGTTTTCAGATTCATCTAAACATAGATTAGCTGTTGGCACAGTAATAAACTTAATAGGCATTTGTTCATCACCTTCTAGTACTAACATAGCACCAGTTCCAACTGCTAAATCATAATACATCTCACCAACTGCAACTGAAAAGTTAGAGCTGTTTAATGTTGAGAATACTATATCTGTAACTAATTCTAATATTT